TCCAGGAACGAAAGGTCAACCAATGGAGCGCCAGCGGTGAAGACGAGCCCGGCGACTATCAAGCCCACCGCGCCCGCCTCACACGCGCCAAAGCCGACATCGCCGAAATCGAAGCCGACCTCAAGAAAGGCACGACCCACGATGCCGCTGCCGTCGCTGCTGTATGGGCCGACATGATCGGTAACGCACGCGCCAAACTGCTCGGCCTACCGACGAAACTGGCTGGCGCACTCGATGGCCTGACGATCACAGAACGGGAAGCGCTCATCAAGGAAGGCGTCGCAGAGGCTCTGCGAGAGCTGGCGGATTACTCACCAGAAGTCGTGACCGGAGAATGGGAACGCCGTCGCCAGCCGATGGAAGATGACGAAGACGAGCCCGAGGACGAACCCGATGCGGATGAATGAGCGAAGCCCTCGCCAACCTATTTCGCGACATTGCACGCGCATGGACGCCGCCGCCAGATTGGACGGTGTCCGAGTGGGCTGACCGCACCCGCCGCCTGAGCTCTGAGTCATCTGCCGAACCCGGCCAATGGCGCACCAGCCGAGCTGAGTATCAACGTGGCATCATGGATGCGGTGAATGATCCGAACACCGAGCAAGTCGTGCTCATGACTTCGGCGCAGATCGGTAAGACCGAGGCGCTGAACAACGTCGTCGGCTATCACATCGACTTCGACCCGTGCCCGATGCTCGTGCTCCAGCCAACTCTCGACATGGCTGAAACATGGTCAAAGGATCGGCTTGCTCCGATGCTCCGCGACACGCCCGAGATCGGCCGCAAGGTCACGACCGGCGCGAAGAAGTCGAAGAACAAGATTCTCCACAAGTCATTCCCCGGCGGGCACGTCACGATTGCTGGCGCAAATGCACCCGCCTCGCTCGCTTCTCGCCCGGTGCGTCTCGTGCTCTGCGACGAGGTGGATCGCTATCCGGCCAGCGCTGGCACCGAAGGCGACCCAGTGAACCTGGCGATCAAGCGCACGGCAACGTTCTGGAACCGGAAGATTCTGCTCGTCTCCACGCCGACCGTGAAAGGCATTTCGCGAATCGAGGACGCGTTCGAGGAAACGGACAAGCGTTATTATCACGTGCCGTGCCCGCGGTGCGGCACTCATCACCGGCTGATGTGGGCAAACGTGCGCTGGAAGGACAAAGATCCGAGCACCGCGCTTTTCCAGTGCCCGCACTGCGACGGCTACTTCACGAACGCCGAGAAGAATTCAGCCGTCCGGCAAGGGCAGTGGATTGCCACCGCGCCGTTCCGCGGCAAAGCAGGCTTTCACCTGTCCGAGCTTTATTCACCATGGCGAACGCTGGCCGAAGTCGTGCGCGACTTCTTCGACGCGCAAGGCAGCCCCGAGAAGCTGCAAGTCTGGATCAACACCAGCCTCGGCGAGACGTGGGAAGAAGGCGGCAAGCTGCTCGACGAGAACGAACTGATGGGCCGCCGCGAGAGCTACGCCGCGCCCGTGCCTGCTCGTGCTTTGATCCTTACCGCCGGCGTTGACGTGCAGCCCGACCGACTGGAGATCGAGACGGTCGGATGGGGAGCAGGCGAGGAATCATGGAGCATTGATTATCACGTCATCAACGGCGACCCGGACATTCCCGAGGGCTCGCAGGGCTCACCGTGGACGGACCTCACCGACTACCTGCGGAAGACATGGGCGCACGAGAGCGGGCAAGAGCTGACCGTCTCGTATTCGTTCATCGACAGCGGCGGCTCCAACACTCAAGCCGTTTACAACTACGTCAAGAGGCACAAGGGCGGGCGCGTGTTCGCCATCAAGGGCCGAGGCGGTGAAGGCCTGCCGATTGTTGGCGCTCCGAACCGTCGCCGGTCTGGCAAGCTCAAGCGTCCCGTTGACCTCTACATCATCGGTGTCGATAACGCGAAGGCCGTCGTGATGAAGCGGCTGGAGATTGAGTCGCCCGGCCCCGGTTACTGCCATTTCCCTGCCGAGCGTGACGTTTCGTGGTTTCGTGGCCTGACTGCCGAGACGATGGTCACAAAGATGGTCAAGGGCAGGCCAAAACGCGAGTGGAAAGTCATCGAAGGCCGTCGCAATGAACCGCTCGACTGCCGCGTCTATGCGTTCGCGGCGCTCGTGATGGCCTCGCCTCAATTCGACAAACTGGCATTTCGTATGAAACGAAGGACACAAACAATGCAGATCGAGAAACCGAAGCCCGACAAGCCTGTCGAGCCTGTCGAGCCTGTCGAGCCTACGCAACCAACCCCACAAGACGCACCGGAGGCCGAGCCGCAAACTGCTGAGAAGCGCCAGAAGCCTCGCAAGATGCGAAGGCGCTCATCATTCGTTCAATCATGGCGACTCTGACCAAAGGCGAGACTCTAACGATCACCGAAACCGTGGCCGATGCGACGGCTGTTGAGGTGCGTTACGGCGGGCCGACGACCGGAACGGCTGAGATGACCGCCAGCGGCAGCGAATGGACGGCAAACATCGCGACCGACAACATGAAAGCCGGGCAATACTCGGCTGAGCTGTGGGCAACCTACGCCGGAAACGTGAAGCGCATCGTCTCTCGTCTGTCGTTCACAATCCGCGCCGCTCTCGGAGTCGGCGACGTTCGCAGCCAGGCACGGAAAGCGCTTGAAGCCATCGAGGCGATGCTCGCCGGGCAGGCAAACGAAGGCGTCCGGCGCTACCGGATCAACAATCGCGAGCTTGAACGCTACACCGTGGACGAGCTTTTGAAGCTCCGCAGTCATTTTGCGGCTGAAGTGCAGCGCGAAGAGCGCAAAAACAAGGGCATGAGCGGCCTCGGGCCTCGAATTGCCGTCCGATTCTGACATCATGGGCCTTTTTTCTTTCCTTCGACGCCAAAGTGCACCAGTTACTCGTGCACAAACCGCAGAAAAGCGCGGCGGACACGTCGTGAAGCTCAAACGCGTGCCGATTGACAGCGGCGAGCGTCATTTTGCGGATGCCGCGGGCAACAACCGCCTGACAGCGTCGTGGGCCGTCACTCCAACGACCGTTGACGCCTACATTTACCAGCATTGGAACAGCCTCGTGGCTCGTTCACGCGATCAAGCCGAGAAATCCGACCACGGGCGCAAGTTCCTCCAGCTCTGCCGCGACAACATCGCCGGGCCGACCGGCTTCAACCTTCAAGCTCAGGTGAAAGACCTGTCCGGCAAGGCCGACACCGTCGCCAGCGATGCCGTCGAGGCTGCATGGTTCGAGTTCTCGAAGCGTGGCGTCTATGAGATCACTCGCAGCATGAGCCGCGCCGATGTGGAGCGGCTGATTGTGACGACTGTCGCACGAGACGGTGAAGCCTTCGCGATCAAGCGCCGGTCAAAGGATCTTCCGCATGGTTTCGCGCTCCAGCTCGTCGATCCGGTCGCGCTCGATCCGACGCACTTCGAGACTCTCGGCAACGGCAACAAGATTCGCCACGGCATCGAGTTCAACGACTTCGAACAGCCTGTCGCCTACTACTTCCGCGACTACGACGAGCGCCAAGTCGGCTATGTGCTCGGCACCGGTCGCAAGTATCAGCGCATTGCGGCCGAGGACGTGATTCACGTCTTCGTTGTCGAGTCTGTGGGCCAGCGCCGCGGCCTGCCGTGGATGCGGACCGCGCTTTTCCGCATGCGAAACCTCGCGGCCTTTGAGGACGCGGCAATCATCAACGCTCGCGTCGGCGCGTCGAAGATGGGTTTCTTCCGCGACGATGATGCCGACCCGGATGACACCGATGACCTTCCAATGGACGCCGAGCCCGGCGTGTTCGAGAACATCGGCAACCGCGAGTTCGTCGAGTGGAATCCGCAGTTCCCTGACGCCTCGATTGAAATGTTCGCCCGCTCTTGTCTGCGCTCGATCAGCGTCGGCCTCGGTGTCAGCTATAACAACCTGGCCGGCGACCTTACCAGCGTGAACTTTTCCAGCATTCGCCAGGGCGCACTGGACGAGCGCGAGGTCTGGAAAGGCCTTCAACAGTTCTTCATCTCCGCGTGGTGTGAGCAGGTCTATCCCGAATGGCTGCAAATGGCGCTACTGATGGAAAAGATTCGCGTGCCGACACGCAATGGCGGCTCCGGTGCGCTGCCGTTCACGAAGATCGACAAGTATCGCGCTGTCACATTCACGGGCCGTCGCTGGAGCTGGATCGATCCGAAAGCCGAAGTCGATGCGAACGCTGTCGCCATCGGCCAACGCCTCAAGTCTCGCTCCGAAGTTATTCGCGAGATGGGCGGCGACCCTGACGACGTGTGGGCCGAGATTGAGCGCGAGGACAAGGCACTCGAAGCGCTTGGCATCGTGCCTGACCTCATGCCCGGCGCACAGAAGCCGCAACCAACCCCACAAGACGGCGGCGGCGCGGCTGCATAACCTTTCGACCATGCTGAAACTCGGCACACATCAACGCGACATCGGCAAGCAACCGCAGGGCTACAAACCCGGCGAGATTGCCACGCGCATCATGTCCGTTGAAAACGTGGACAAGGACAAGCGCACGCTTGAGCTTTCGTTCTCGTCTGACGCCGAGATCAAGCGTTGGGGCATCATCGAAGTGCTCGATCACACGCCTGGCGCTGTTGACCTTTCCCGCTTGAACGAAGGCGGGCCGCTTCTCTTCAACCACGATATCGACGAGGTGCTCGGAGTCATCGAAAAGGCTTGGCTCGACGGAACTGGCAAAGGGAGGGCGTTGGTTCGCTTCTCTCGTCGCCAAGACGCCGAGGAAGTCTGGCAAGACGTGCAGGACGGAATCCTGCGCAACGTGTCCGTTGGCTACCGCATCCAAGAGGTCAAGCTGAAAGAAACCCGCGACGACGGGACTGATGTGTATCTGGTGACCAAGTGGGAGCCTTACGAAATCAGCATCGTCTCTGCCCCTGCCGACACGTCTGTCGGCGTCGGGCGCTCCAACAAACCCGAACCTGAGAAAACATTTCCCATGAAAGACAAACTGCTCGCCGCCTGCAAACAGCGCGGCATCAACACCACCGGCAACGAAACCGAGGACGAACTTCTCGCTCTTCTGTCTGCCAAGCCTGAAACCAAGCCCGGCGCTCAGCGTAGCATCGAAGTCGGCGAGGATCACAGCGACGCCGTGAAGGCCGAGCGTCAACGCATGGCCGACATCACGGCTGCCGCGAAGAAGCTCAAGCTCACCGAACTCGGCGAGCGCTTCGTGACCGAAGGCAAGAGCGTGGACGCGTTCCGCGCTGCCGCCCTCGAAGAGATCACGAAGCGCGGCGCTCAGTTCAAGGAAGCAAATGCTCCCATCGGCCTGAACGACAACGAGAAGCGCAACTTCAGCTTCCTCAAGCTGTTCCGCACGCTCGCCGATCCGCAAAGCAAAGGCCTCCGCGAAGACGCTGCCTTCGAGCTGGATGTCACCAGCGCGGCCCGCAGCCATCGTAAAAATGCCCGCGGCACCGTCATTCCGGTGGATGTGCTCCGCTCGCCCATCGACGCCGATGCCCTCGGCCGTCGCGACATCGTTTCGATCAAGACCGGATCCGGTTACACCGGCACTGGCGGCGAGACTGTCGCGACGAACCTGCTCGCCTCGAACTACTTCGAGCTGCTCCGCAACAATACCTCGATCATGCGCCTCGGTCGCATCCTCGGCGGTCTCGTCGGCGACATCGACATTCCGAAACAGCTCACCAACGCGGCGAACGCGGGCTGGATCGGTGAAGACGAGCAGGCGCCGAACCGCGACATGACCTTCGGAAGCATCTCGCTCTCTCCGAAGACCGTCGCGGCCTACGGCCACGTCACCCGGAAGATGCTCATGCAGTCGAGCCTTGACGTGGAAGCGCTTTTCCGCGCCGACCTCGCTGCCGCAATGGGCCAAGCCATCGACGTTGCCGGTTACTACGGCGACGGCACCGGCAACGCTCCCGTGGGCATCCGTCACACGGACGGCATCAACGCCGTTTACTTCGCTGGCTCCGCTCCGACGTGGGCCGAGATCGTGGAGATGGAAACGCTTCTCGCCGAAGCCAACCTCGACCCGAACACCTCCCGATACGTCCACAACGCCCGCATGCGCGGCTCGTTCAAGACCACGAAGAAAGTCGCCGGATCGTCCACCGAAACCTTCCTGTGGGAAGGCAATGGCATCAACGGCTATTCCAGCGAGGTCACGAACCAGATTGAGAACGGTCACCTGTTCTTTGGCGAGTTCAACGAACTCATCATCGGCATGTGGGGCGGCCTCGACATCATCGTTGATCCCTACACGCAGAGCAGCCGCGGCCGGATCATGATCAACAACTTCCAGGACGTGGACTTTGAAGTCCGCCGCCCGGAAGCCTTCACCTTCGGACTTCCGCTTGCGGAGTCCTAAGCGATAGAAACCTCGAAAGCCCCGGCTGGCCTGCGCTGGCTGGGGCTTTTTCATACTTCGATGAAGCCAGCGCTCGCCCAACAATTCCCGACCGTCACCGTTGACTCGCAACGGCTCGTGCCGGCGCATCGGAGCTTCAACGCGTCGATCATCGAGCACGGCGGCAAGCGGCTGATGGCCTACCGCAGCCACACGCTCGCGCATGAATGGTGCTCGCTGCATCTGGCGACGCTTGGACCTGACTGGCAGCCCATCGGCGACGTGCAGATCGACGTGCCGCTCATCAACGAAGCGGGCAATCTCGAAGACCCTCGTCTCTTCCACGGGCCTGATGGCTCGCTCTGGCTGGCGTGGACAGAGGCGCTTTACCAAACGGTCCAGTGGACGTGCGTGCAGCGCTACGGCCAACTGTGGCACAAAGACGGCTATTGGCGCGTCGTGACAGCATGGACGCCGCGCCATGGCCGCAACGACGGCACCGCGAAGGAAAAGAACTGGCAGTTCTTTTGGCAAGGCGACCGCTGCTTCGCCATCTACTCTCACAGCCCTCAAATCGTCATCGAGCTCGACGGCGAGGCCGTGGTGAACGAATGGCGCACGCCTGGCATTCACTGGCGTTTCGGTCATCCATCGGGCGGCACGCCGCCCGTGCCGTTCAACGACGGGCACCTGCTGACGTTCTTCCACGCCTACAAGCCCGACAACAAGTTTCACCGCCGCTACAACATGGCGGCAGCATTGATCGAGAACCGGCCTCCGTTCGCCGTGAAGTTTGTGTCGGATAAGCCGTTGCTCGAAGCGTCCGAACGCGAACCGCTCGGGCCCGATCCGCGATGGAATCCTCTTTGCGTTTTTCCTTGTGGAGTGATTCAGGACGGGCATCTTTGGCACGTCAGCAGCGGCGTGAACGACTGCCGTTGCGCGGTCACGAGCATCCCGAACAAAAACCTCAACCTCGCACCCTACGTCATGCAGATCACAGCCAACACTGTCCGCCTGAAACTCGTCGCGAACGTCATGCTTGGCGGCTATCCGCGCCGCATTGACGAGATCGTCGAAGTCTCAAAGCCTGTCGCCATCGACCTTATCAACCGCAAGCGTGCGGTTCTCGCGCCCGAAGAAGTCGCGCCCGTCATCACGGTGGCCGAGTCTGAAAAGGCCGTCGCGACCGAAACACCTAAACGCCGCCGTCGCCAAGCATGAACTGCTCTGCCGCCATCGTCAATCTCGCTGCCAAGATCGGCAGCACCTTCGCGCTCCAAATCGTTGTCACTGACGACGACGATCAAGCCATTGACCTGACATCCGGCTGGCGCTTTGCCATGCAGGTGCGGACGAAAAGCGGCGAGATGCTCTTCTCTGCCGACAGCAACGGCGACCCGGCGTCGATTGAACTCGAAAATGATGGCAGTGCCACGATCACCGTTGACGTGCCGGAAGGCATCATGCCGCAGACCGCCGTCTATGACGTGATCGCCGAGCACGGCGACGACCGCGAGCCCGTGCTAGAAGGCATCATGCTTCTCAACCCTCAAATCACCGACATCACTGAATGAAAACCGTAACCGTTCGCATTGGCGCTCGTGGCCGTCCTGGGGCTGCTGGCGCCTCATCTTGGACTGACATCACCGGCAAACCCTCGACATTCCCGCCGTCCAGCCACACGCATGCAATCGCTGACACGACCGGCTTACAAGCCGCGCTGGACGCAAAGGCTGCCGCATCTCACACGCACGCACAAAGTGACGTGACCGGCCTGACATCGGCGCTGGCCGCGAAAGCCGACCTCGTGGACGGCATGGTGCCAACGAACCAGATTTCGGCCATCGCCATCACTGAGTTTCTCGGCAGCGTCGCAAACGAGGCTGACATGCTGGCGCTGTCCGGCCAGCGTGGCGACTGGTGCAACCGCTCGGACGTGTCAAAGGCGTTCGTGCTCGTCGCTGAACCGGCTAGCACGCTCGCAAATTGGGCCGCCATTGATTACCCGGCTTCGCCTGTTCTGAGCGTCAACGGACAAGCTGGGACTGTCGTGCTTGGAAAGTCTGACGTGGGCCTCGGTAATGTCCCGAACACCGACGCGACCAGCCGGGCAAACCATACAGGCACGCAAGCAATCTCGACTGTCGTCGGGCTGCAAGATGCCCTTGACGGCAAGGCTGCCTCCAGCCACACGCATGCGCAAAGTGATGTCACCGGTCTGGAAGCCGCGCTGGCGGGCAAGGCTGCCTCCAGCCACACGCATGCGCAAAGTGATGTCACCGGTCTGGAAGCCGCGCTGGCGGGCAAGGCTGCCTCCAGCCACACGCATGCCCAAAGTGATGTCACCGGCTTGGAAGCCGCGCTGGCGGGCAAGGCTGCCTCCAGCCACACGCATGCGCTCTCAGCCATCACTCAAAGCGGGGCAACAAATAACCAGGTGCCCGCTTGGAACGGCTCGGCATGGGTTCCAACGACACCCACGAGCGGCAGCGCCATCACGACGCCGAAGGTTCTGCATGTCACGACGGCGGGTAATGATACGACGGGTGACGGCAGCCTCGGGGCTCCTTACCTCACCGGCACCAAGGCCTTCACGGTGGCGCTTGCTTTGACGGGGCAGAACATCTGCATCCAGTTTGGAGTGGGCTCGTTTTCATGCACCTGCACTGACATCTGGCCTTCGCGCATCACGGTGAGGGGTTGTGGCGCGGCTGTGTCTGCGCTGGACATCGCGACGGATGACCATGTGAGATTGTGGAGTGATAAAACCATCATGGTGAGTGTGACTGCGATGAAGGCAGCGGAGGGCCAAAATGGGCCGGACATCACTCTCTATCACGTCCGTGGGGATACCGTGGCCACACTTGGCACCACGGGCACCACGGGGAGCACTGGCACGCCAGGGGATGGTGAGATACAGGGCGGCAGCGGTGGGGATGGCGGCACTGGCGGCAATGGTGGTGCCATTGCGCTGATCGATTGCCATATTGACATTGTGGAGTCCGCCGCTGGCGCGGGCGGTGCAGGCGGAGATGGCGGTTATGACGGCGGGGCCGGCCAGGGGTCGCCTGGTGCCCAAGGGCCATCAGGCACAAGCGGTGGTGTGCGAATCCTGCGCAGCCATGTGGGCTCTCTTGCTTGCGGGGCTTACGACATGGGCTGCTCCAACATCGCCACCGTCAACGAAGGCTCCCTCGGTAATGACTACGGTGCCAACTCCAACATGCCCGTCCCAAGCCTATGACCTCCCTCACGCCCCTTCGCTTTTTTGACACGCGGCTCACGGTTGAGGAGCAGCTCGCCATCGCCGCTTCGGATGATCCGGTAGTGCGTCTCTTTGTCCTGAAGTTCACGATGGCGGAGCGTATCCTTTCGACGGACTCGCGGCTGGAGCAGGGCCGCCAGCTCCTGGTGGAGAAAGGGCTGCTCACGGACGCTCGATCCCACGAGATTTTTGATTTTACCTGAATCTGATATGAGTGACCTTGCCCAAAACCGTCTGCTGACCATCCTCGGCATCATCACGGCTGTCGTCACAGTCGCGGTTCAGATTCTCAGCGTTGGCGAGATCAAGGGCAAAATCGAGACTGTCGTCAGCGTGCACGAACGCCGCCTCGATGCCGCAGAGGGCAAAATCGACGAGAACACCAAAGACATTGCCGAGATCAAAGGCAAACTCCACGGCGTCGCATCGCAAGTGGGAAAAGTCCCTGGCCGCGTCGTTGATAAAATCAGCACACAACAATGATCCACGATCCCAAAGACATCTTCCTCGCCGACTTCGGCCAGACTGTCGTTCTTCACACCGAAGGCGGCGACCGGGAGATCACGGCGATCTACGATGCGGCCTTCTTTGACTCAGCCATCGGCGAGACGGTGCTCGATACTACGCAGAAGCGGTTTGTCGCGAAGGACGAGGATCTGAAAGACCTCAAGCGCGAGGACAGCGTCACGCTCAAATGCGGCACGTTTGAGGTGCTGCAAATCCAACCGGACGGCACGGGCTTCTCGACGGTGCTGCTGACTGATGTGACCAACGATGATTGAGTTCCTGACCAGCTCGAACCTTGCACGCGTCAAGACAGCCCTTGGCGTGCTTGAGTCGGACATATCGAAGGCCGTCAAGACAGCCACGCGCCGGACATTCAAATGGGCCGAACGGAAGGCCGCGAAGGACATCGCCGCCGAGGCTGGCATTCCGTATCGAGCAGCCCGCGCTCGCACGAGAGCCAAGTACAGGCTCACCGGCTCGGGCCAAGTCTGGTTTGGGCTGAATCCGGTCAGCGCAAAGTATCTCGGCGCGAAGGACCGCAAAGGCGGCTTCACGAACGAAAAGCTCAACCAGCACTGGTTTCGTCGCCGCAGCCGCGCTCGCCTGCCGATTGATCGCGTCGAGAAGCCTATCGAGTCCGAAGGCATGGCCTACGTCGAGGCCGAGTTTCCCGATGAAGTGCGGGCCAAACTGCTCGAAGAGTTCTTCGCCGCGCTCGACAAGACAACAGGCCGCGAAGCCGGAACCTCACAACAGATCCTCAACGCATGAACTCGCCCGTCAATCTCACGACCCTGCACACGAACATGAAGGCCGCGCTGGCGGCTCAGTTCCCGACCTGCACGGTGGACTACTACTCGCGTCCAGGCGACAAGATCACGACGCCTGCGATCCTCATTGACCTCGAAGACATCGACGCCAGCGACCCGGACAACAATGGAGCCGAGCAAGTCGAGGTCACGCTGCGGTTCAACATCTACGCTGTCGAGAGCTACAAGGCCGGGAAGAAACTGGCTGTGCGAAACCTCGCGGCTGCCGTGATGGCGTTCGTGCGCGGGAAGAAATGGCAATGTCCAGTTGTCGGCGCTCGCGTCATCGGAGCCTATCGCGACTCCTTCCAAGGTGACACTCAAGAGTGTGAATGCCGCCGGATCGAGATCGAGCAAGATGCGTTGCTCGGCACCGACGTGTGGATCGACGACGGCGACACACCGACAGAGGTGAACGTCAGCGAGCAGGGGAATGACCATGCCGCGATTGTGGAACCGGAAGAATAATTTTGCTTGCAAAGGTGCAAGGCTGGCGGAGCATTCGGCGCACTCGCACCCTCCCTGACACCGCATGGCATCCCTGAACAAAGTCCACCTCATCGGCAATCTCACTCGCGACATCGAGGTCCGTTACACTCCCAAAGGCTCAGCCGTCGCTGACATGAGCATCGCGCTGAACCGGAAATGGAAAGACGATCAGGGGCAGGTGCATGAAGAAGTCACCTTTGTGGACATCGCCATTTGGAGCAAGACCGCCGAGAGCTGCGCAAAGTATCTCAAGAAAGGCTCCCCCGTGTATGTCGAGGGCCGTCTTGAACTCCAGTCGTGGAACGACAAGCAGACAGGTGAGAAACGCAGCAAGATGCGCGTCGTCGCCGATGGCGTGCAGTTCCTCGGAGGCGGCCAGCAGCAGCAGCAGCAGGGCGAGCGGCCAACAACTCAGCAGAGCACGCAACAGCGGCCAGCGCCTACTCAAGAGCAGGCACCGCAGGGCGGCAACGAAGATGGTGACGACATTCCGTTTTGAGGATCATTGACATGAAAGAAATAATCAACCTTGCCGCCAATTTTGCGGCCTCACTTGACGACAAACGCGGATTCCATCCGAGCATGGAACTAATCTTCATTGCCAGTGAGCCGACCTATCGGGTCGATGCAACTGGCGAAACTATTCGAGAGCGCCAGATCATCACGGAACGACTTATTTGCACGCCAGAAACCGCCGAACGGCTTGGCAAAGTGCTCATCAAGCTCGCTGACGACGCACGTCAGGAGTTCAACAAGTGCGCAGGCATCCTCAAGGCGGACAAATCATGAGCGCCGAACTCTCCGACCTTCAAAACCGCATCGCGAACTTGATTCGCGTCGGCACCGTGCACAGCATCGTCAACGGCAAGGCCCGCGTTTCATTCGGCGAGGGCAACGTGACCGCTCCGCTGCCGTGGCAGACCACGCAAGCCGGTGACATCAAAGAGTGGAACGGACACCCGAAAGTCGGCGAGCAAGTCGTCGTCGTGAACCCCGGCGGCACAGGAAACGCCGGTTACATCCAGCGCGGCGCGATCTTCACCAGCGCGAACCCGGCCAACGGCAGCGCGGCGAACACTCGCGAGCTGGACATCCCGAGCGGCGGCAAGTTTCGCGTGACCTGCGGTGACTGCACGTTCACGCTCGAAGACGGCAAGGCTAAAGTCGTTGTCGGCGGTGCTGTGCTCGAACTGTCGGGCGGCAAGATCAAGATCACGGGCGACGTTGAAGTCACCGGCAAGATCACCTCGACCGATCTCATCACTGGCGGCTCTGTCGTGCTCCAGACACACATTCACGGCGGCGTTCAGTCGGGAGGCAGCAACACCGGGCAACCTGTCTGACCTATGGCCGAAATCCTCCTTTTCATCCTCGCTTTGCTCGTTTTGGGCGTAATTGCCCGAGGCATTCAGGCGCTGGCCGATATGGTCAACATGGTCGGCGCACTCTTTAAATCTCGCCGGAAGCCCGGCATTCCACCTCCATTGCCAAAATCCTATGTTCACCAAACGCACCCTCGAAAATCTGGCGAGCCTCAATAAGAAAGCCCGCGCCAAACTCGAACCGTTCGTCATCGCCGCTCAAGAGCTGATGGCGAAACGCAACGTCACCGTCGAAGTCATCTCCGGCCTTCGCTCATGGAGCCAGCAAGCCGCGCTCTATGCACAGGGGCGCACCAAGCCGGGCCGCATCGTCACGAAGGCCCGCCCCGGCTCGTCCTGGCACAACTACGGCCTCGCCATTGACCTCGGCTTGTTTCAGACCGGCATCTATCTCGACGAGCGCAAACCGGCGCTGGCCGAGGTGCTTTACAACCAACTCGGCAACCTCGCCGCACAGCACGGCATCGAGTGGGCTGGCAACTGGAAGTCCTTCCCCGAAGGGCCACACTTCCAAGTCACGTTTGGCCTGTCGCTGGCAACGGCTCGCGCACGCATGGAGGCCAACAACTACGATCACCAGAAGATCGTATGATTCGCCCACTCG